GTCTCACGCCACGTCAGCCGCTGATCCAACCCCAGCCGTTGCTTGTCCATCGGCTCCTCTGCGTCGATCCGCAGCGATGCCACGAGGGCCACGAGGACGGGATACGTTACATCATCGCGGACGTTGCTTCCCGGAAGGATCGTCTCCGCCCCGAACGGGCTGATAATCACTGCGGGCATCCGTTCGGCAGGCATCCGGGCAATCTCCACCGCCGCACTCTGGCAGATGACGACATTCGCACGCGAGATGCCGGGCAGGTTCAACGCCTGCACCTGCGTCTGGACTGTCTCCAGAATCGTGGTCAACTCGGCGGGCATTAGACTTGCCTCCGACAGATGACCGTGTAGCGCGTGTCTAGGGTGGCCTGGCTCGCACTCAGCACCCGCCACCGCACGTTAGAGGCGTCAATGATGATGTCGTCTACCTGCACGCCCTTCGCGCCGGCCTGTGTGGCATTGAGGCTGAATCCCTTCTCATCGCCCACGATGTCGATTCCAGCCGCGTTGAGTCGCTGCCGATTCACCAGCCCTCCCACTGCGTTATCGACGGTTACCGACGTGGCACCATCCGGACGGATCTGCCGCAACGTGACAGTCTCGCCGTTGTCCCAGAGGGTGTAGTCGCCGCCGATGTCCAACGTCATGTGGTGGCCTCACCCAACTCTTCAAACGCCCCGACCGCAGCCGCCTGAAGCGTGTTCAAACTCGCGATCTGGCCGAGGATCGCAGTACGGTAGCCGTTCCAATCGACCTGTTGCCCGTCGATGTTGTAGCTCGGCTTCGGGTTGGCTGACTCGGTTGCCAATGCCGCGAGAAGGTTGCTGCGAATCGTCGCGATTTGTTCCGCGTCAGTCGGCATCAGACGGCCTCAATTTCCAGCTTCTTGCGGGTCAACACAACGCCGCCATTGCCGTTCCCGTTGTACGCCCGGATCGCGTCCTCAATGGTCTCCGCCTCGACGATCCGCCAGTCTCCACCAGACCCGAGGGGCCGCAGCCGATACCGTGGCAACTGCACGCCGGGAGGGGTCTCTTCCAACACTGCCACAGTCTCGACCACCTCGACAGGTTCGGCCACTTGCTCCGCCGCTTCCGCCTTTTGCTTCGCCATGTTCTGTGCTCCAAAAAAGAACCCCCGCCAGCTTGCGGCCGACGGGGGCGTATTGTGTCGGCCTCATCAGCCTACTAGGCAGTACACTTCACCATCGCTCTCGGCTCGATCGTGGCGAACGCACCGCGCTCACTCGCCTTGAACCGCATCACGACGTCTTGCGTGAATTCGGCCTCGTTGTTTGCCGGGGCTTGCACCACGGTGAGGGGCCAGTTCTGCATGTATCTGAACGCTCGCCGAGGATCGCCGAGGAACCAACTGGTATCCGTGTTCATTCGGGCCGCCAGTTGATTGGTCGAGACGATGGTGTAGTTCGTGATCGGGTTGCCGGTCTTGGTCTCCGTGGGATTGCCAGTGGTGGCGTAACCGGGAGTCGCAACCGTGATCTCCGTCGCATTGATGACACGCCGGGCAGTGTAAAGCAACTGCCGAGTGCAGATCAGGTGCGACGGATTCAGGAGGATCGGCTCACCGGTCTCAGGGTCAAGCATCCCCGAGAACAACTGTTCGGCCGCGTCAATGTCGGTCCAGTCGACCAACGCATTGGACGCTGCCAGATTGTCCCACGTATGCGTACCGGAGTTGTCCCCGTACGTTGCGATCGTGGTATCCCGGTAGCGGTAGCGGTGGTCGGTGACGTTTTCATCGATCACGCAATCGATGGCCCGCTTCTCTTTGTTCAGGCCGAGGGCCTCGCCGACTCGCCGACACCGATCCTCCAGCACGCCGGTACGGTCGAAGAAGATCGCCTCCTTGGTGACCTCGACGATCAGCCCCCGCTTGGTGGTCGTGGGCGTGTCGATGTAGGTCTGGGAGACACCAGCCTTCGGGTAGGGCTGGCCCTCGTCGACGATTAGTGCTTCGTCACCGATGCCCGAGATGCCCGGGATACGCTCGCCGTTGAACTGCGTGTTGACCACGGGGATGATCCCCGTGAACACGAAGGCTTCCTGCTCGTAGGCCTCCATCACGGCATTGTACAGGATCTGGCCGCTGATCTTCGCGAACTGACTGGACGCTACCACAGAGGCAGTTTCCCGCAGTTCGGTCGACCCGTTCTCACCCGGGGCGTACATCCCGACGATCTCACGACCATCTGGGACGAAGTTTTCAAACAGCTTGCGGATCGAGAAGTCGCCGAAGCGAATCTCCTTCTTCCGCAGTCCGTCATTCAGATCGGAGTAAAACCGATCGGTCTGGCCATCGCGTTGGGCAGCCTCGAAGAGACGCCGTAGTTGAATGACATTCACCATTGCTTAGCGCTCCTGAGTGCAGACGACGTAGTCCACGTTGAGGGTTTCGAGATTGGCTCCACCGTTCTTGACGCCCAGGCCAATTTGCATTTCGGTCGCCGAAGTGAAAATGTAATCGTGCTGGGTCACGGCCACGCCGTCGACGAAGAACGACACATAGGCGTTGGTGGCCGAATACGGCATGTACTCAATCCGCAGAGTCTGGTACGCCGCCCCGCCAGCAGTCACAGCCCGCTTCGCCAAATTGTTGACGTTCGCCGCTGTGAGTTCGTTGGTCGTCTGCGTCGTGCTATTGCTGGTCTCGGTCTGCCAGACAGTCCCGCCATCCACTTTGACGAACACCGCTCCGCTGTACGAAGCGGGAGGGCCAGCGCCGTTGTCCTGCAGTGAGTTCGCGCCCACCGCATCCAGCAGCCCCACGAGGATGTTCGCGTCGTCGGTGTTGGCCTCGGTGAACTGCACGCGGGCTTCAAAGAGCAAAGGCTTGTCAGCCGCAAACTTGAACACCTCGTTCGCCGACTCGATGTAGGCTTCGTCGTTGTCCGCCACAGTGCCGTCAGACGCCACGAGGGCGATGATCCCACCCGCCGCATCGCCAACGCTCGCCGTGCCAGAGTCGCTCAGCGTGGTCACCCAGTCCGCCGAGTCCACATCACGCAGAAAGTCGTCTTGAATCGTGAATTGGTGGCGGAGTCGCAGCAACTCCGGCAAACCGTCAGTACGTACTGCCATTGCTGGCCTCCTTAGTTGGAACGAATGGCAGCCAGAAACTGCCGGGGATCACTGGGATACGACACCGCCGCAGCCACCGGGGGAGAGACAGCCGGACGCCCGGCCCGCTGCGTCACCGGCCACGATTCGAGCAACGCCGCCCGTTTGTTGGCATCGACAGCCAAGAGGGCTTTGAGTCGCTCGGGGGTGACCTCTCGGCCAGACGACTCCAATAACTTCCGGGCGTCGTGATCGGCCTTGACCACCGCGAACCCCTCCATGAGGGCGTCCAGCTTGCTCATGATCGGGGTCAGCGATTCGGCCACCGCCTTCTTCACGTCGGGCATCTCCTGTTCCTCCATCTCGGGCTCTGACATCTCGGCAACCGGGGCCGCGTCTTCAGCCTGCAGCATCTCCTGCGCCTTGAGGATTGCCGCGATTTTCTTCATCTTCGCCGCTCGGTCACCGTCACCGGCCAGCACTTGGGACACCATCGTCGCGAAGTAGTCTTCGTTTTCTTTGACGGGCAGATCGGCATATTCGCCCATCCCCTCCGCAGTGAGGATCTTCTCCTCGCCCGCAGCCATCGCCGCTTCTCGAATCGTCATGCGTTGCTTCTCGCTTTCAAAAAGCCCCGCGTTAGTCGCCGGGGTCTGGACTAGATCAATCGAGTGAACCCGCTCGACGGTCTCCACAATCACCTGCTTCCCATCCATGCGGACGGTTCCCTCGGCATGATGACTCAGGCCAATTCGGTTCGGATTGCGCTCCGCTGCCTCTGCGACAAGTTCGGCCTGCGGATGCGACTTGAGGTAATGCAGGTCACCGTACACCGCGCCCTGCTCCTGCCGGACATTGCGAATCCAGCCGAACGCCTCGGCGAGTGGTCGATCTTTCCGCTCGGTCGCTGGATGGTCCACATTGACGGGAGCACCCTCGTACAGTCGGGCAGCCTCTGCCATCGCACGCGGGCTGTAACGTCGCCCGTTGCGGCTGTCCTGCCCCAGGATGCGTACCCCCTCGATCAAACCGGCTTCACGGTCGACACGTCGGGGGGCGATGGTGGTCTGCTCGGTGAGTCGCATATCCCGATTGTCACCGGATGCAACTCCCCCGCAATATCCACCCCGATAAAATGGGGCGTTCATACAAAATGCACCCTCGGGCAAATTTACCCAAGGGTCAGAGAACGCGGTTGCGGATCGCTGTCGGCTCGGCCTTCGTCTGCAAATAGCACCGGCAATTGGGGTGCGCCGGCGGGCCACCGTTGCGGATGATCTCGTCCACCGCACGCCCACCGCCTGGCCCTGGCAGATTCTGCAGCACCACGTCCCACAGGTCGACTGACTTGCCATGTAGGGGTCGGCAGATCGGACAGACCTTGCCGTCCTTCTCGGTCTGCCATCGCGTCACGAGGTTCAAGGAGAACGCCGCCAGCAGTAATTGGGTCGCGTTGGTCCCCTCGGTCTGTGCCAGAGTCGTTGTCGTGGCCGCTGTCACTGCGTCACGATCCGGGCCGAGTGCCGACGCTAGGACGCCCTCGATATCCGCAGCCGTGCCCGTGCGGATCAGTTCGCCCGATGCAATGACGATCTCCTTCGCGGACTGGATCGACGAACGGGCCGAGTCTGCCGCGATGGCCTGTGCCCGTAGCAGTGCCTGCCGGTATGCCTGCGTCCGTGTCTCGTCACTCGGCTGTTGACCGGCTGGAAGCAGTTCTTCGGCGTGCTGGTTCAACGCGGCAAGGATGATCGCCAACAAGATCAACGCCAGTTCCCGCCTGCGCTCCTCTTCCCAGCGGTTCCAATCGGCCTCGCTCACGTTGCGGATGTCCGGGGGATTGCCCAGCATCTCCCGCAACTCTCGCCGCTGACGTGACGTGAGGCGAGACAGCCGACGTGCGAAATCAGCCTCAACGCCCATTCGGTTGGCCAGTTCGCTCACTGCTGCAATCCCTCCAAGATCGCCCGGGCCTCTGGCAGCGTCCGGACGCTCTCCAATGCCGCGACGATTGCCGCCTGCAGAGTGCCAGCGTTCTCCGCCGAACCGCAGCCCGAACAGTCGCACGACTCAGAGACATTGCCCACAATCCCCGCTGCCCAGTCCACGCCAGTGGTGCCACCCCAGCCCAACCATGCGACGTGCCCGGCATCCCGCCACGGCTCGTTTTCGTACTCGG